GGCTTGTATCCAGTAAATGATCCACAGGCGGTGCGGGAACCAAGACCAGACGTAAGTTATTTAGTATCAGGGCAAAGCGGCTTGCAGATTAACCAGACGGGCATTGGCCCAGACGGGTTTGGTAGTCCAGAAATGGGTAGTAGAGTAATACAATGGGGTTGGAACCCTGTAGGCGGCAGTAGGGGACCCGATGGAGGATTAACCCCAAATGACTTGGTACAACAAGTAATTGTTGGTACAGTAACGGTAACGACAACTTAAGGAGTTAAAAATGTATAAATCAGGCGCAGATGGCATTACCAAACAGGGCAAAACCAAAGGTAAAAACTTAGGTAATTCAGGTCCAACAGTAGCTATTGAAAAAGGTCCAAAACACAGCGGCTCTAAAGGCGGCAAAACCAATGCAGATATGAAAAAAATGGGTCGTGGTCTTGCAAAGATTGCTGCTCAAAAGAAAGGTTAATCATGGCTAAATTTTCTATGAAAAAAGGCGGCAAAGAAGTAGGACCTGCTGAGGTTTATGCTGCACCGCACACAATGGATGGTAAGAAAATAACTACAGTAAAATCTGCTGTTACTAAGCCAGGCAATGGCGTAGATCAGGTAAATATGTCTGTAGGCGGATATACCAAGAACAACGATCAACCAATTAACAAGCATGGTGAGATGAAGATTCGTGGTACTGGCGCAGCAACTAAGGGTGTAATGGCTAGAGGACCGATGGCATAATGAACTTCCAGCAGCTATCTGAGGCTATTCAAAGCTATACGGAATCAACTGAGCAACTATTTGTTCAGAACATTCCTAACTTTGTACAGCTGTGCGAAGAGCGTATTTATAACGCTGTTCAGATTCCTGCTATTCGTAAAAACGTCCTTGGTAACTTTATTCAGGGAGACTACTATATAGCGCTTCCCAACGACTATTTGGCATCTTTTTCCCTTGCTGTCATTAATAGTGATGGCAGCTATGAGTATTTAATTGATAAAGATGTTAACTTTATCCGTCAATCCTACCCAAATCCAACTAGTGACACAGGTTTGCCTAGGTACTATGCGCAATTTAGCCCTTATGTCTACATAATTGGACCAACCCCAGACGACGACTACAACACTGAGTTGCACTATTACTACTACCCAACAACCATTGTTCAGGGCGGGTTGTCTGGTTTTGGCACAATTGTGGGTGGTTCTGGTTACACCAACGGTACATATACCAATGTTCCTTTGACTGGTGGCAATGGGGCAAACGGAACCGCTACAATTACTGTATCTGGAGGAGTGGTAACTGCGGTTACTTTAGTAAACCCAGGATATTTGTATCTTGTGGGCAATTCATTAAGCGCTGCTGTATCTACAATCGGGGGTACGGGAAGTGGTTTCTCAGTCCCTGTTAATAATATTCAAAACGCAGCTGGAACTTCTTGGCTGGGTGATAATTTTGAAACTGTTTTGTTGTATGGTTCGTTACGTGAGGCTATAATCTTCCAAAAGGGTGAGCAAGATATGGTGGCGTATTACGAACAGAAGTACCAAGAATCCTTAGCGTTACTCAGAGATTTGGGTGATGGTAAAGATAGACGCAGTGCTTATCGTGATGGACAATTACGATTACCTGTACCTGGACCCGTAAGATAATTTTTTAGGAGCAAAAAATGGCAATTACCCAAGCAATGGCAACAAGTTTCAAGGTTCAACTCTTGAATGGTCAGCACAATTTTTCAGCAAACACATTTAAATTAGCGCTGTACACCAGCTCAGCTACTCTAAATGAGAATACAACTGCATATACCGCAAGTAATGAAGTGGCTTCTGCTGGTAACTATTCTGCTGGTGGCAATACTTTGTCTGTTAGCGTAACCCCAACAAATACTGGTAACGTAGCTTTTATCTCGTTTACTAATAGCTCTTGGGCAAATGCAACTATTACTGCTAATGGCGCTTTGATTTATAACGCTAACGCTGCAAATGCAGCTGTTGCTGTGTTGGCTTTTGGTGGTGATAAGACATCGACCAACGGTACTTTTGCAGTGAATTTCCCAACTGCTGATGCAAGCAATGCTATTATTCGTTTGACCGCTTCGTAATTAGGGGGGCCGTATGGCTTTGATTCTAAAAGACAGGGTTAAAGAATCCAGCTCTAGTTCTGGCACAGGCAATATTACGCTTGGTGGTGCATTTCCTGGCTATCAAACGTTTAATGCCGCTATAGCTACTGGTTCTACCGTTTACTACACCATCCATAACTTAACCGCTGGGTTTGATACCGAGTGGGAAGTTGGTCTTGGTACGTTTACGTCCCCAGCTACATTGGCTAGGACTACGATTCTTTCTTCGTCTACAGGATCGACAATTAACTTTACCGCTGGCGCAAGTGGTCTTGAGGTGTTTATTACTCAACCAGCCGAAGAAGCGGTTTATTTAAACAATGCTACAGGCAAAGTTGAGATTGGCGGTAATGGCACAAACACTGTGTCGTTTACTAATATCAACACGACTAACTTAACGGCTACTACTGTAACGCTAACAAATGGAACCATTAGTGCCAACGCTGCTAATGCTACGGACATTGTTAATAAAACATATGTAGATAATCTAGTTCTTTCTGGTACTCATTTTCACGAGCCTGTTTTAGTTGAAGAAGATGTAGCTTTGGTTGCTGTTTATAACCAACCAAATGGCGCTGGTAATGGTGTAGGCGCAACGCTTACAAATAACGCTGCTAATGCTGCTCTTGTTGTTGACGGTGTAAGCGTAGCTAATACAGCTCGTATTTTGGTTTTTGCGCAATCTAACGCAGTGCAAAACGGTGTATATACAGTCACTAATCCAGGTAATGCTTCTGCACAGTGGGTATTAACTCGCTCTACTGACACTGATACATTTGGTTTGGCTAGCTCAACCCAATTGAGTGAAGGTTCAACTTTCTTTGTAACCTCTGGTAATACAGGCGCTGGTCGGACGTATACATGTAATACACAAGGCACAATTACTTTTGGTACAACAAACATTACGTTTGCGCAGGTTAGTACTTCTCAGATTTATGCGGCTGGTACAGGTCTTAATCTTTCTAACTTGGTATTTAGCATTTCTAATACAGCCGTTACTGCCGCTACTTATGGCGATAGTGGCAACGTTGCTCAAGTTACAGTTAATGCTCAAGGCCAACTTACCAATGCAGCCAACGTAGCCATTAATGCTTCTAGCATTACAACAGGCACTTTACCCAATGCTCAGACAACAGCTAGTTCATCTAATGGTGCTAACACCATTGTTTTGCGTGACTCTACTGGCTCGTTTACGGCTAACACAATTACCGCAACGGATGTTAATTCAACTAACGTAACTGCAACTACAGGTTCATTTACTAACGTATTGGGTAACGGCGTAGCCTTAACAGCTATCAATGCTTCTAACGTCACTTCAGGTACTTTAGATAATGGTCGTACAACAGGTAATACGGCTAACAGCGCAAGCACAATAGTTCTTCGGGATGCAGCGGGTAACTTTGGCGCTAATACTGTTTCTGGTGCTTTTAGTGGTGACGGTTCAGCAATCAACTCAATTAATGCATCTAATATATCTAGCGGAACCATAGCTAACGCTCGTACTTCTGCAGCTTCCGCTAACGGAGCTTCTACGATTGTTCTTCGTGACGGGTCTGGCGGCTTTGGTGCAGGCGATATTACATCTCTTTCTATTTCTGGTAACGGTGTAGCTTTATCTGCAATTAATGCGTCCAACATTGCATCAGGGACTATTGATAATGCCAGGACTTCTGCTTCTTCTAGTAATGGCGCTAGTACTATTGTTCTGCGGGGAGCTTCTGGTGAGTTCGCTGCTGGGGCAATAACAGGTACTTCTGTATCAGGAAATGGTTCTGCTCTTACTGCTATTAATGCTTCGGCAATTACTACAGGAACTTTAGACAATGCCAGGACTTCTGCTGCTTCCGCTAACGGCGCTAGTACTATTGTTGTTCGTGACGCTAATGGGTCTTTTGCGGGTAATGTAATAACAGGAACATCTTTATCAGGCAACGTATCTGCAACTACTGGAGCATTCAGTGGAACAATTACTTCTACTGGAAACAATATTTCTGCGTTAACAATTGCGCCAAGCACAAACACAAGTGCCGCATTTATAACTTTAACAAATGCTACTGGAGCTAATTTTTTTGGGACAGATACCAGCACAGCAAGCGTATTTGGTGGCGCAGCATATTCGCTTAATTATTATTTAGGGGGTTCTTACTCCCATATTTGGTGGACTAATTCTACGCAAAAAATGCGTTTATCTGCGGCTGGTGGCTTATCAGTAGGTACAACGTCTGACCCAGGTGCTGGTGCAATTTACGCTACAGGTAACATTACTGCGTTCTTCTCTTCTGATGAACGGTTAAAAGATAATGTAGAAGTTATTTCTGATGCCTTAAATAAGGTAGTTCAGCTTCGTGGTGTTGAGTTTGATTGGAATAACTTAACTGAGCCAGAAGATGGTTATTTTGTACGTAAACATGATATTGGTGTCATAGCTCAAGAAGTTGAAAAAGTGTTACCAGAAGTAGTTGGTACTAGAAAAGACGGCATAAAAGCAGTTAAATACGACCGAATTGTTCCGTTGCTAATCGAGGCTATTAAGGAATTAAAAGCTGAAATAGATGCTCTGAAAGGCAAGTAATGACCTTTGGTTTCTCGCCCTACGCTGCAGCGCCGTTTGCTGATACTGGTGAGGCTAGTGAAGGTATTTCAGTTAGCCTTACTGGGGTTTCGGCTGTAGGTGTTGTCGGGGATGTAGCGGTAAGTTCTGGGCAAACCATAGCCGTAACTAGCGTAAATGCTGTAGGTGCGGTTGGTAGTGTAATAATTGAAGCCGATGGAAACGTTGTACCAACAGGTGTTAATGCTGTAGGTGTAATTGGCAGTGTTGCAATAGTTGAAAGCGTTACGATTGAATTAACAGGTGTAAGTGCAATTGGCACTTTAGGTAACGTAGAAATTCAAGCTGGAGCGGGTGTAGATCTTACAGGCGTAAATGCAATTGGCGTGGTTGGCACAGTTGATTTAAGTCTTGGATGCACGGTTGATTTAACAGGTGTTAATGCTGTAGGTGTAATTGGTAACGTTTCAATAATTGAGAGTGTTACGATTGAATTAACAGGTGTTTCTTCTATAGTTGCGCTTGGTAACGTAACTATAGCCGCTGGGGCAGATGTTAACGTAACAGGTGTTCTTGCAGTAGGTCAAGTTGGCATTGTAGACGCTAAGGCTAGCTCTGTGGCTAATTTAACTGGTGTTATAGCTGTTGATAAAATGAAGCGTGTTAATGTCTGGGGGCTAGTCCTAACACCGTAAGGATAAATTATGGCAACAACATATTCAACAAGTTTAAAACTAGCTCTAATTGGAGATGGCGATCAAGCGGGTATTTGGGGACAAACAACCAATACCAACCTAGGTACTCTTTTGGAACAGGCTATTACTGGCGTTCAAAGCATTACGATGATTGATGCAAACTACACGTTAACTAACTTTAACGGAGTAGCAAACGAAGCTAGAAATGCTGTTTTGGTGGTTACTGGAACAAACAATGCTATCAGAGACTTAATTCCCCCAGTCGTAGAAAAACTATATACCATCGTAAATAATACTACGGGTGGATTTGCAATTCGTGTAATCGGTGGTTCTGGTACTGGTGTAAATGTCCCTAACGGCGCTACGTGTCTTGTCTACTGTGACGGTACTAATTTTGTAAATGGATTGTCTGGAGTGGCGGGTAATTTTAGTGTTAGTGGTACTGTAACTGCAACAACTGGAGCTTTTACTAACGTATCAGGCAATGGCGTAGCTCTAACAGCTATTAATGCTTCTAACGTAACTTCAGGGACTTTAGTTAATGCCCGTACAACAGCCTCATCAGCCAATGGTGCTTCCACGATTGTAACCCGTGATTCTAACGGTTCTTTTGTTGGTAATGTAGTAACTGGTAATTCTTTTTCTACTACTAATTTTACTATTACTGAGTCTGGTGGAGTTTTGCAATTTAAATATAATGGGACTACAGTTTTATCAATTGACTCTACAGGTAATTTAACATCAGCCACTAACATTACCGCTTTTGGCACACCATAAGGATATAAATTATGGCACTTAATTCTTCTGGTCCAATTAGTCTTGCAGGTTCTACAACAGGCCAATCAATTGCTGTTGAACTTGGTCTTAGTGCTACTGGAACAATTAGTTTAAATGACGCTGCTGTTCGTACTCTTGCTGAGGTACCAAGCGGCGCGATTATCATGCCAACTAATTTTTATGGTAAAGCTAACGAATATGCTTTTTCTATTTCTACAAATCAAGTTAATGCAAATTTACGTTCATTAGCTGTTAGTGCTGGCTGGAACCAATCTACTAAACTTGTTGCCACAATTAATGGTGGAGTTTATGTATATTCAAACAGCACAGGAACACCTGGCTTAACTATTAATGGTTCTTTCCCCAACGGAGTTACTTTAATTAACAATGGATATATTCTTGGGATGGGTGGTAACGGCGGCAACGGTGCAAGTACAC